GTCCACCTATGATTGAAGTGTTTGAGGAAATGTATAATGAGGCTGTGAAGACTTCCAAGGGTAAGCAGGTTCTTATCATGTTTCAAAAGATTCTGAAGGAGGTGCCCAATTGGTCGAACGCGATGTCCAAGAGACACAGTGATAATATCACTAGCCGATGCTCGTGGTTTGGTGATCTTCTAGCCGCTGTGTTTGTCGCTTGTACGAAGATTCTCTCTTCGGTTCGTCTCAAGGCGGATAACAAGAAGATTTCTCTCAAGCTTCCCACCGAAGAGGTTTTCATTCAGACTTGTTACAACAACATCGCGAAGGACCTTTACAAAGATCCTTACATTTTCCACGAGGAGCAGAGTGAATATATCCGCGACGAGAATCTCACTGCGCGTTTTTGTGTGTGCATTGAGAGTACTGTGAAGGAACTCATTCCAGTTCAACAGATTCTTCAGACGTATATGTCTCAGGATAACCGTGACATCTCTCTCGATGGAGAGATTCAAGATGGTATCGACCCCGATGTGTATGAAGGTAATGAGCCCATGCCCGAGCCCGAGCCCGAGCCCGAGCCCGAGCCAGAGTCCATGCCTGAACCTGAACCTGAGCCAGAGTCTATGCCCGAACCCGAGCCCACGCCAGAAGTTGGTGCGGAACCTGTACCCACTGGTTTAGAGAATGAGTTTAAGACCGTTCCAGGTGTGCAAGCCCCTGAACCGGTTGAAGAAATTGAGGAGCAGACTCAGGGTGAGGATGATGTACTTTTCGGAGATGCACCAGAGCAGCGTACAAAAAATCCTAGGTATAATTAAATGGAGATCTCCGATTATCTGCGCGATCCGATGAGTGCTGCCCTAATCGCGGGTGGTATCACCGCGGGTTACATTCATCTCAAAGCGTATCTGAATAATGAGGGAAAGCTTGAATTGAACAAGTACACTAAACCAGCGGCTCTCAATGCGATTTTGGTGTTTTTTATCGTCTCAGGTGGTATAGGTAAACGTGAGACTATTTCTAACGAGCCTTTCTAACTTAAAGATTACGGAATTAAATTAAGAAAATGGCGTCTGTCACTGCTTTCAATGATATGATGGGTCAATTTCTTGTGGAATTGCACAAGACTTTTCCAGAGGAAAAGGGCATCAAAAAGATGATGACTTCTTTTGATATGTTGAAGACGACTAATCCACGTCTCGTTGTGGATGCTTTCATGAAAGGTGTTTCTCCCTACGCGGAAAAGATTTCGTCTAAAGATGACACGTTTCTTCTCAATGAGATTGAGACGATTGACTTCCTTAAGGATCTCAACATCAAGTCGTATTGGGAGCGCATGTCTCCCAATACTAAGTCTGCCACTTGGCAGTACCTCCAAACTCTCTACATGCTCGGCACCACGATCACGTCCATCCCCGACGACACTCTCCAGATGATCGAGAGCATCGCTAAGCAATGTGCCGACAAGATGGAGAATGAGGGAGGTGAGCTCGATCAGGATGCTCTCATGAAGATGATGGGCGGCATGCTAAGCGGTCTACCCAAAAAATAAACCTCTACATATACTAAATGAAGGCTTGGTTCGATGATCCTCAGCAGCTCACCCGAACCGAACAGGTTACTCAATTCTGGCCGACTTCTGAGCAAACCCCAGAAGATCGGGTAAATGCAGCTTCTCGTTTTGTCATTTACGTCAGCTGCATTCTTTATCTGACCCGTCGCGATCCACGTATTTTTGTTTTAGGTGCTACGGTTATTGGTGTGATTTATGTCTTGTACAAGGCTAAGATGGTGAAAGAGACGTATGGTACGGGTGTGAAGGGTGCTAAGTGTCAGATGCCCACTGAGGACAATCCTATGGGTAACGTTTTGATCACCGACTTCACGGATGCTCCTAACCGTTTAGAGGCTTGCTATTACCCCAGTGTGAAGCCTTTCGTAAACAGCTATATCAGTGATCGTATCCCGTATGATTCTGGGAGGTCCCGCACTTCCCATCCCAAGTATCTCCGAAACGTCGCTGAGCGTCAGTTTGTTTCGAATCCAGTGACTAAGATTCCAGGAGACCAGACGGCTTTCGCGGAGTGGCTTTATGGTCCCAAGAACGGTCCTATGTGTAAGAGTGATACCCGCTTTTGCGATCCCAATGCCCGCGGTGTTCAACTCGAAGCTTTCGCTGGTCTCGGTGGGGATGGGGACATCAGGGGTCCCCGAGGTGGTGGTCGTGTGCGAGGTGGTGGCGGAACCTATAGTTAGATTAATATTCTTATATAATAATAAATGGCGTATCAGCTTCAACCTGGTCTTTTCATAGTTCAAAACAAGGGGGCGGTTCCACCTGTCAAAGCGACTGATGAAGTATTTGTCTATCCTCAGCCCAGTACCCTCAACTGTGGTAGCTGCCGCCCCAACACCATGTTGTACGGCACTGCCCCTTACAAGGCTGGTAAGGGTTCCCCAGCTCAGTACATTGACACGAGTGATGAACTTCGTCCCCAATCCACTTCCCGTTTCAACAAGAATATCGTTCAGACGTATGAGCGTAACCTGTTCCCCTTGACCAACATGGAGTGCAAGGTTCCCCTTCGCACCCTTCGTTACGAACCAGCGAGCACTCGAGCCGAGCTCCAGAATGGTCTTTTTCAGCAAAGATATGTTAATAAAAATATCGGTAACAAGTAAGAATGGCTGATCCCATTTCACTTATGGCTGTAGCCGGTCTCGTATACGCTGGACGCAACTTAAGTACTAAATCAGCTCCACCTAAGGTTGATAACCCTGAGCCCGTATTAAAGAATCCTGAGATTGTCGAAACTAATAACTTCGAGCCAGTTGTGGAAGTTCCTCGTAAGAGGGAGATGGAGAGTTTTGCCGACATTTCCAGACAACAGAGGAGTGGTGGTCAGGAAATTCTGAATATGCGAAACCGTATGTATGATCAGGGTCGAATGAATAACCTCTCTCCCATCGAGAAGCAGTTGGTCGGTCCAGGTCTTGGAGTGAATGCCAACGTTCCCGCAGTCGGCGGTTTCCAACAGATGTTCCGAGTCAATCCAGTGAATGTCGGTGCTTACAGGCTGACCACTCTTCCAGGGCGCACTGGTCCAGCTAGGGATGTCACCGGTGGTCGCTCGGCTGTCGTCGGTGAACTTACTCATAATAAACCTGAGACAACTGCTCATCTTCCCTCTAGACTTCCCACAATGCCCGGTCGTGCCCAGGGAATGTCCGGTGTCGTTCCCCGCAATGAGCATGAGAGGACCAAACGTACGACTAACCGTTCCGAGACAGGTCTTCGCGACGATGGTTTAGGTTTCAACGGCGCTAAGCGTTTTGTTTCAGCCCAGACGATGTCCCAAGATCCCACCCGATTTAAGAGTGATCGCAACGATGCACAGTACGAATATTACAACCGCCCAGCCCCCGGCATTCACAGTCATCACGGTGCGTACACGAACAGTGCTGCTGCTCAGGTTACCACCAAGACGAATGAGGAGCTCATGAAATATGGTTTCCGCCCAGAAGATCGTCGTGGTAAGCCTAACCGTATGGGTAACGCTGGTCGTATGAATGTTCGTGAGAGTGCTCTCAAGCAGGGTGGTCGCCTCACCAGTGTTCGCACTGATACCACCCGTGTCGATGGTCGTATGAATGCTGCCAATGGCGCTTGGACTCAACAATATCAACAGAAACCCTTCCACCAATTTAATGCGTACAAGGGTAACGAGAACCCTCATTCTAGAACTTTAGACATGGCTAAGAGGCAACTCCAGAACAACCCACTCGCACATAGTCTCTCTCATTAGAAGTTATATACATAGACAAAAACAATCATTAAAATATTATCCCTATATTTTAATGAAGGTACACAACCTCTCTATAGATAGTAGTCAGCGTCAAGCGAATGTATATCTCCACTCGAACAACTATACTATCGTTTTAGAAAATCCAGTTTATGACATCACCCAAATTAAATTGGTTTCTGCACGTATTCCCACACCACAATTGACTACTTGTGCGTCGAACAAAACATTCAGTGTTGATGGTGTCGACATCACCTTAGATGAGACAAACTATTCCAATGGATATATTTTGGCTGAAGATTTGGATCTAAAAATGGCACCACCAATCACCAACGTTGACAGTGTGACTTTTGATTCGGACACGAATGGACTCATTTTTTCGAATACAACGGTGGGTGATAACAATTTCACATTTGAATTTTTTGATGGTACCAATGGAAACCAAAGTACTTCATCATCTTTGACAACGCCACACCAGGTTTTGGGTTTCGGTTCAAATAACTACACATCTACGAGTAATGTGTTGACTTCGGGCGCCATCAATCTTTCGGGACCAAATGCACTCATTTTGAAACTTTCATCAGGATCTGATGAATTCAACCAAAGTGTATACACCTCAACACCATTCTACACTGGACACATCTTATTGGATGGTTCCGACTTTATAAACTTTAACGGTGCCGACGATGTTTTGATACATCATTTTCATACCGGTCCACAAAAATACATCAAGTATATTCAGATTGAGTTTTTCTACATGAGCCATGGACGTTTGATTCCATATGATTTTAGAAATCAAGATCACATTTTAAAGTTTGAAATCACTTGTTCCACTGATAAATTAAAGAATCTCCCAAAAGTTCCAATCAAAGAGATTGAAGAGAAAACACCTATGAGCATCCCCGAGAAGGAGGAGGAGGATCCTCATAAATGGAAAATCTACGTCGGCATCGTCGTAATTTTCGGTTTGGTATTGATAGCTCTTATGTCCAGTAAATCTAAGAGAACTTACCGGGTGACCGCGAAGACGGGCTGAGCAGGCTTGGACACGCGAGTGGAGACGCGAGAAACGATCATGTAGACCGCGATAGAAAAGAGGGTGGTGAGAATGGCGGTGAGGGTGTACTGGGTACCACCGTTCTTGGGCACCTTAACAACCTGGCTGATGACCCAGCGGACGAGGTCCATCCAGGACATGGCGGCGGCGAAGGAGAAACCCGCGACGATCGCGTTGAGCGACTGGGTCTCGAGCTCCTGGGTAACAAGGTTGACAGTCTTGACGGCTTGCTGACGAGCGGAATCCATTGTGAGTGTTATACAGTATCCTGAGAAAATTATTCGAATGAGAGTTTTTCCTTTTCCACGAGTTTTTTAAACTTCTTCTTTTTTATAGTTTTTGTTTTCGAGAAGAGTTGTTCATCATCTGAAGAATCTTCACTAGAGCTATTCTCAGAATCATACTTTTTAAACCTATCCTCTGAGAATGACCAAGCCTCAGGCTCAGAGGTGCTCATTACTATTAATAGCATTTTTTAACATCCGTTCTGTCGGATTCTGGGGAACCCAAGAGTCCCAACGGTCGTATGCTTCGTTCATGAGAATGAATCGTTCGTCGGTGCCAGAATATCTCACAAATTCGGGACAATCTTCCTGGGCGACTTCTTCGAGGTCCTCTTCATCCGAATCTTCTTCGTCGTACAACTCTGGAAAGAGAGTACCTACATCTTGACCGACAGTGTACATCGCACAATATTTGATCGCATATTCAATGTCTTCTGGGAGTAACGTGTTTCTTCCACAAGCTTTTGAATATTCCGCTGCGAACACCATACTTTTTTCCATCACTGGTAGGAGTATATCCGTCATACTCGCGATATATCGCTCTATCATAGAAGATCCGTCATCACCGAAACCGGTTTGCATATTCATCTTTAGTATTTAACATTAAAAAGAGTTTCTGCTATTCCCTCACTTACACGTAAAATGTTATAACTTTTCGCGTACACACGAATCTGTCTCGCGAAGTTTGGACTACTCGTGAGATTCATGTTGAGAATCTGCTCCTTTATCAAACTGAAGTTCACCTGACCAGTTGGATACCACTCTTCTGGTTGAAGAGCGAAGCTGTATGAATAAAACCTTCGAATCAACTGTGTCTTCGAATGATGAATCGCCCCTTGTATGGCTTTGAGAAAAACGACATTTCCAGTGTCTTGTGTGATGATATCTTGACCATCTAGAGATAGTGTCAAGTAGTCTAAGTTTTCATATAGAATGAGTTTATCGTCTATGACTGAATATATGTTGTCATAGTCGAATGGTGTGACAAAGTTTCCTTGTGTGACCCCATCACCTGTAGTCCCCTGTCGCTGAATCACAAAATACAATTCTTTCACTGGGTTTACGATATCTAGTTTGAACGTTCCCTGGTTCACACCGACACCGACATCGAAAACATTCTGTTGAATCTGTGTGATTAGATAATCCCTCCGACTGTTTTGTATTTTGACTCTCTCCGCACAATCGAGGTACACGACTTCTGTGCACAGCTGAAAGTCTGCCACTTTTACATCTTGTTCGAGTTTTTCATAGTCGCCGGTGACCTTCACAACTATGTCTTGTGCGTTTCTCAATTTGAACTCAACTTCAACTTCTTGATTTTTTATGGCACATAGCGGTATCGCCAATTCGGGGTGTTGATGAAAGTAAAATGGGAGATCAACAAAAAACTTTTCCTCCGTTCCTAATCCCAAAGTATCATGAATGATTATACCGGCATTACCGGCAACTTGTGAAACCAATCGATCAGAAGTTCTCAGTGGATATTTACCTATGAGTTGTTCGAGAGCCTTTTGTTTCGTTTGGGTCACATAATGTTCAGAATATATCTGTAGATAGTCACTTGTAATCCGTTCGACAACTTTTCCTCCTAAGATCAAGTCGACATATTCTATGAGTGCATGACCAGCGGACTCGATGTAGACCATACTACTACTTAGGGCTGGAAGAGTAAACTTTACACTGAGTGTCTTCAACAAATCACCTTGATCTTGTGGAATTTTAAAGCGAACTTTACCACCAAAGTTTGCCTCATTCTCTGGATCCATGTCGACATACTGTGTAGAAAAGTTTGAATGTTTCTTGAAACTTTCTACAAAATAGCTGTAGTCTGGGTTCAGTGTAAAAAACCGGTCTTGAGGTCCAGACGCTGCAAGCTGTATTTGTCCAGCCATTACTACTATATCTATCTAAAATTTTAATCCCGCTAAACCACTCTCGATGCGCAAAACATTATAGTTGATAGCGTACACCCGTGTGTTATTATCATCCACCTGATTTATAGGATCTACCTCAATCGTAAAAAGTTTATGAGATATTCTACTCATGTTCACTTGACCAGTTGGGTGTGGTAATTCTGGTTTCAAGGAAAAGGAGTACATTCCAAACTTGGCGGGTCCAAACGTATACTGAGAACTATTGAAGGGAGCGGATGGTGTGGTCTCGTCGGCGAATGGACAGTTTGTGTGATGCTTGAGTGCTTGTTCATATACGAGGAACTTTGTATCTCTCTTAAACACAACTTCGTTGTTAAATCTCAGTTCGGCACTCGTTATGGTATTGTATTCATTGGGGTAATTATTCTGAACAGACTCCTCTGACTGTGAGACAAAGTACAACTCTTTCACTGGATGAGAAAAGTTGAGCATCACTGACTTTTTACTTTCACTAGCCTTCATCTTGAATTGAGACAATTGTACCTGTGTGATCACGTAATCGAGTGGTCGGGACATCAAAAAGTTCTTTTCATCGGGTGTGACATACACAAACTCTGTGTCGACCGAAAACTTCTGGATCGAACTGATAACACCCGAAGAACTTCCACCGAATATGAGTTCCGCGAGAGGTCTTAATTTAATTCTGATCTCCACGAGTTGTTTAGTGAGAGCACATGTCGGAATAGCGAGTGAGGGACTTCTATAAAAGTAAAAGGGGAGATCCAAAAAGTACGTGTAAGGTGTTCCAGATTGATAACTCAAAATATTTCCATGACCATTCAGGAAATATAACGTCTGTTCTATGTCATCATTCGTGTTATTGAGTTGTTGATGCATGTAAATATACTCGCCTGTGATCTTCTCGATGGGCTGTCCACCGATGAGAAGTTCTGCATACTCGATCAGGTGTGTTATGACTGAGGGACACCATATAGTTGTGTTCTGTCCACCTGCGTCGGGTGTAGGATCTTGTAAAGTCACTTTGAGTGTGAAGTTCCTGATGAGATCACCTTTGTCGTTTGGAATTCTACAAGTCACGAGCTTTCCAAAACCAATCTCTCTATCGAACTGACTTTCAACAAAGTCGAACGCGAACTTCGTGTGTCTCTTGAAATTCATCAGGAAGTATGAAAACTGTGGTTCACCTGTGAGCCATTGATCTTGGACTCCAGTGGCAGCGAGTCTCAGACGACCAGCCATTCCTACTCTATATGAGTAAAATTTTGCTAAATAAAACGAGACACTACATTAGAATGAATCTTCAGTTGAAGAAATTCAACCCTGCGAGCATTTCAGACGACAGGGTGTGTGTTTTCATCGGTAAACGTAATACAGGTAAATCGACTCTCGTGAAAGATATCATGTTTCACAAGAAACACCTCCCAGCGGGAATAGTTCTTTCGGGTACTGAGGAGGGTAATCATTTCTATGGTGACTTTATTCCAGATCTCTTCATTTACGGAGATTATGACCGTGACGCAATAGAGAGGGTGATGGCAAGGCAGAGAAAGTTGGTGGGTGCGGGTAAAACAAATTGTGGAGCCTTCATGCTTTTGGATGATTGCATGTATGACTCAAAGTTTCTCAAAGATACGTGTATTCGACAGTGCTTCATGAACGGCAGGCACTGGAAGATCTTTTTCATGCTCACGATGCAGTACGTGATGGATCTTCCCCCAGCTCTCCGAGCGAATGTGGACTATGTGTTTATCCTCAGGGAGAATATCATTCAGAACAGAGAAAAGTTGTACAAATCATTCTTTGGTATCTTTCCCTCATTCGATATGTTCTGTAAGGTGATGGACGCATGTACAGAAAACTATGAGTGTCTCGTGTTAGACAATACTGTGAAATCTAACAGGATCCAGGATTGTGTGTTTTGGTACAAAGCGACCATCAGGAAAAACTTTAGGGTGGGTAGTCCAGATCTTTGGAGACTTCACAAGAAGATGTACAATCCCAAACATCTCGAGCAAAAGGAGGAAGACGCTAAGAAGGCGACGAAGAAAACAAATCTCAAAATCACAAAGACGAAATAAGGAACAAAAACTCTGTAACCTTTGTCGG